TTCCATCTGCCGACATATCGCCGTGAGCCCCAGTAATATCGCACTCAGTCTCAGAGACCGGCTCAATGATGCAGGAGTAATCAAAAGGATCGCCGTACTGCCCATCGCCTACGTCTTTGTAGTGCTTCGAGCCATCAGGCAAATCTCGGATGATTGGCTCTGACATATCAAAACATTGCCTCCCCGTTACGGGTATCTATGTGGGTCAAAGTAGTCACTCCACCCAAGCCACGGCTTGCGGCTTTAATTGGTCGTCGTCTATGTGCAATCCCCACGAGTACACTCCTATGCGCCTGACACCGTGGTCTAGCGCGGCTTTTAAAATCTTAAATCGAGTATGCGCGTCTTCCGCTTTTACATCAACGGCAGTTACAGGGGCTTTACCCATCAAGTGACTGGACGTTGGCGATCCCCCCTCGGCCTTGTTGTGAGCCTCGCAGCGGCACGCTGAATTTAAACTCATCGGCACACCCGCAGTTTCTCGAATCCTGTCCAAGACCTGCGCAAACTGAAAGTCAAACGTGTTGCCACCGCACCCACAATTACAGGCGAACTCGTCGGGCCAGTTGAAGTACGTTAGCTTCATCACTTGTCTCCAAAACTTTGAGACATCCCTTTCAGTCTGTCCGCGATGATCATACATTTGGTCTGTGTAGAGCGGCTAATTTCTGCTCCGTGGGTAGCAAAAGACACATACGTAATTTCAGTGGCCGTGGTGCCCAAAAGCACTTGGCTTTCGATGTGCGCCCAGTAGCTCGCCTTCACCTCCTCCGCTTCGTAGATCGCCTTAATGTATGAGTTGTCTTCATCTATCGTTGTGAAGTAGAGGTTCCCCTTCCTGACGATTTTTCTCAGCTTGTCCACACAATCGCTGTCTAGCCCGATGTGAACGTACTGTATGGGTATCTGCCCCAGCTCGCGCATCTGGTACAGCGCTGTTGTCCATTTAGGTTCCAGTAACCCATTCCACGCCCGCAGGATCAATATACGATCTATCTCGGTCGTGGCTATTAAGTCCGAAAGCTGGGCGTTCGTATCCTGCCACCCCACCAAAAACTTGGAAAAAGACAGAGCGCTCCGCTGGAGGCGCATCTCCGCTTCTGCGAGTTCGGTTTTCCGTGTGGCTAAACTTACGCGCCGCCACGCAACCCCCGCACCAGCAAGCGTCCCGACTAGGGCCATTCCTGCGATCGCTATTTCCTGCATTAATCATCTCTCACTCACCAATTAAGCAATTCGAATTATGGCGTTCGAGGCATCTGCTGTTGGAAAAGTAATAACAAAATCACCTGCCGTCGCTGTTTTATCTTCGGTAAAATCTAAAACGACAACAGCTCGATCCGCTTTAGTGTCGTTATAAATAATAGCACCGCGCGCTGTCAGAGTTACGTTACTAAACGTCAAATCGGCAAAGTCGGTCAGCGCTGTTGTGCCCGAAGTTGTTGGAGTGACATTCGTCAGTGCGGCACCTGTAGCCGTGTAGTTGGTGCCCGTAACTTCATTAGTCGCAGTATAAGCAGTAGTCGCCGCGGTGAATGAGGCACTGTTGGTATACAGAGCTAACTTAAAGGAGTCGCCCGTGCTGGTAGTAAAATCGTGCGTTGCCGTCATCAGCTCTTGCTTAAACGAAGTGCACATGAAATCGCCGGTAAATGCCATGCTAAAATCTCCTAATTAATTCGGCAGCGTCGGAATGACCTGCTGCTTTAAGTTGGTTGTACAGGGTTGTTCGATCGCTCCGAATCGCTTCTTTAATATAATATGTCAAAGCCATAATGATTTGACTTTTAAAAAACTTCGCCTGCTCTCGCACAGCATCTGGCGCTGTTTCAGAAATAGACACTATTTTGTCCGCGCAGCTATTTGCAACTTCCTCTGCGCTACGGCCTCGATAATTTGTCGTTGATACCAATACCGGAGAAACTTTACAAACACTCTCATTTCCTAACATATTCTACACCTTACACCGCGGTGACACGAGGGAAGCCATTACGGTAGCTATCTTGCTCCTGCCGCCCATCGACATTTTGTTTAAGCTCCAATATCGCTTGATTATACTCAGTTCGATACTCTTGCATAATATCTTCTAAGAACTTTAGAGATATACCTGCCTGAACGACAACTGCCGAATACAACACATCGGGAAAGTTGTCTCCCAGCCACGTACTCCCTTCTGTGACAATGCTTGGGGGCACATAACCATAGTGTAGCTCGACCGCGTAAGCATCATTAGGAGTTGGGCCTAAGATGAAATTGACAAAGTTGCCCAGCTCGTCGAACTCCGCATAATATTTTGGGAATCCCGTGCTTGTAGGGTTGGGATAGGCTTCCCGGATGAAATTAACATCTTTACGAATAAGATGTTTGTAGGCACCTGATGTGTTTACAACTGCCAAGGAGTGCGTGTAGAGCCAGTCCGAAGGTAACGTCAAATACCGAGAGTCTGTTGTAAGAGTGCTTGTTTGATTTTTCTTTTGAACAAGCGACTGCACTGCGCTGTATATCTTACGCTCGGAGCGATCGGTAAAATCAGCGAAAGTGTCGTCAGAGAACTGATTCTCGACGCGCTCTTCTACCCTGTTTCTAAGCTCTGTGTAATTCATTACTCAATGCTCACCGATACTTGACCAACCTGCCCAACCGCGCGTCTTTGCAGCGGCCACACGGGAATATGAAGTGCTCTCGACGCCGCCAGTTCTGCGCTATCTGGTCGAGGGTCCCGTAAAGCCTGCGGGTCGTATATTTCTCGCTCACCTAAATCTAATTGAGGATGGGGTAAATCATAACAAGTTCTACATACACGTAACCCGGAACGAACGTCGTCCGGCACCTCATACTTCAGATCGTTGAGTTTAAAAGCAAACCCACAACGATCGCATATCCCTCGGGCGCGTTTGCCCGATGCGTAACCGCTCACTTACGCGCGCCTCATTCCCGGAACAAGCCTAAATGTTGTTCGATCCCGATCCTCATTCTCTGCCATTCTAAACTGCTCGTCATACACAGCTTTAAGCATCTGTGTGCGAGACATCAACTCGGGGACTTTCATGGAAATGTGATAAGCAAGGCCCGCCGTCAAGCAAGGTAGAAATCGAAATGGTAGGTCAGGAGTCTCCACACCATCCCCAGCATCTTGAATTCGTCGCATTCTCCAATACAACAACACACCATTGTTGTCGCTTGGGACGGGCCAAAAAGTAACCGAAGGTGCATCACGCTCACGGAGAATAAAAATCTGCCGAGGCTCACCTTGCGTTAATTTATTAGGTATTGCGTTGTAACGACTTACACTGATACGAGTCATGTTTATATCAGTTTGGGTCGAAGCATTACCTGCATTCTTTCGCAAGGTGTGTTCTAACAGATCAACCGTGTCAGCGGGCAACGTGTAAGATGCGGTGCCCGCAACCAATGGAAGGGTACCCTCATCGAGCGTCCAAAGATTAACCCCTCGGTTCTGCCACTCAATCAACATTAAATTCATAGAACGACGAGCCGTACGAAGCTGATACCCCGTACGAAGTTCTTTTCCAGCACGCTCCCAAGCCTCTTCCGCTATTTCAGTGAAGTCCAGCTCGAAATCTGTTGTTGATGTTGTGGTCATCGATTAGTACATCTTTGCCTTTCGAGCACCTTTCATAGCGCAGCCTGCACCGCGCACTTTACCGCCTGACTTGTAACCCTTTGGCTTCACTTTTTTCTTTGTGGGCATGTTGGGGAATTGAGATTTCATGGCTTTTTTCTGAGCCATATCCATATCGTCATCAGCCGCTTGCCGAATCAAGTCTTTTTCTTTCTTACTAGGTTTAGATGGAGGCATCTTTTTCATTTTAGCTTCCTTTAAATAACAAGCATCACTGAGTTTGCTGTAGTCAATGTTGCGTGACAATCAATCTCGAAAACGATACTACCGGGGAGATCGCATGTCTGCCCGGAAGCCATAACCAAATTAAACTTTACCGTACCGCTCGCCCCGCCATCTCTAAGGACAACAGTGCCCGCCGTAGAACCACAATAAACACTTCGAACGCGCGTGCGATCGGCCACAGCGGTACCCGTGGTAGTGATTGTGAGGGCATTCAGATTATCATTCATAGCACGTAACCTCTAATCAACCGTCAATTAAGAGGCAGCAATCGTTGCACCCGTGTCAGAGCGCTTCCAGTTAGTCCCATCGGAGAAAGCCAGAATAGCTGCACCTGCCGCACCATTGGAAACGTACACGATGGTGCCCGCAGTAAAACCTGCGGCAGAGGGGGCGTTAGCGACGGTAAAGGTAGGAGGAACGAAACCGTTAGTAGAAACAACTGGGCCTGAGAATGTTGTAGTGGCCATTTGATAAAATCCTCTATGCAGTTTGTACCTACTGTCTGCATAGCGTCCGCTGGGTCGGTCAGTAGGCTCACGATGTTTCCCAGAGCACCTTTAGTCTCACTCTCAGTAACAGGTTTGTCAAGACATAAAAAAGCCCTCCGAAGAGGGCTTAGTTTACCGGTTGCTATTACGCGCCGGGGCTTCCATAGATGCCTAGAGGATCGCTGACGCCAAACGAATAACGCTCGCGAGCCTTGTAGCGCATGTTTCCAGTGTCAAAATCCCCGTCCATTGAGTTGGACAGTGCTACACGAGAAAAATGCTTCATTCCGTTAGGAATGTCGGTGGTCAGGAACCACGCATCGGGATCGGTCAAATAGTGATTGACCGCATGGCCGCCGGGGATAGACCCGTTGTTGCGGATCGCGTTGAGGTCGTTATCGGCTGTCGCCACACGTCCTTCAGTCTCTAGCAAACGAGTTGCCACAAACATTAGAGCGGGTGGGATGATCAGCTTTCTCGGCATCGCTGCGATCAACAGGCCGCGCTCGTCGGTCCACTGGCTGATTTCAATAACGGCGGTCTCGAGAGACGTTTCGTTAAGGTCTGCCGCTACAGCAGGGCGGTTGGCATTGCTGCCGCCGCTTACCAGTGGGTGAGCCGTAGAGCAAAGCGGCACGCCATCGCCATACACCGTACCGGCAGCAAACGCGTTGTTGAGGATCGACGCGCCCTTGACCTGCTTGGTGTACGCCATAGCGCGAGCCAGTGCTTTGGTGTAGCGAACAGATAACTTGTCATACAGGTTATCTTCCACTGCCTCTTCCGTAATGGAAAAGCCCAGAGCGATAGTCTCGTGCACGTAGCGTGCTGTCCATGCTTCCTGTGCGTTGTCATAATCGATACCGGCACCTTCGGTCTTAACCGGCGCGGCACCAAAGCCTGACAACTTCGTTTCTTCTTCGAAAGAACGGTCAGAGTCTTCAGTTTCGAAAATCTCTTTGTGCTCTTCTGAATACTTCTTGTACTCCATACCAAACAGCGCATTAAGCCCCGGCAGGAGTTCTTTCTGTAGCTGTGCACGTGAAATAGCCATTCTACATCACTCCTTATACGCCAGTGGTGTTCTGATACTGATGACCCGCATTGAACTTCACCACCCACTCGGTGAAATTGCCGCTAGAGTCCGCAGTCTCGGGAACGCCTTGAATGAGACGGAGAGGCAGAGTTGCCGTGGTTGCCACCGAAGTGCCAAGCAGTGCGACCTTGCTGTTTCCATTGAGGGTGTTGCCTGCGTTTTGAACAAGTGCTGCGTTCGAACCTACAGCCAATTGACCATAACCCGCAACAACCGTGGTACCCGACACAGACACAATCTTAAAGAGCGCATCGGGATCGTCACACACGTAGGCAACGATGTCGCCCGACACAGTGTCGGCTGGGAAGTAATTGCTAGTAACGTATCCGCGAACGGGGTCCGTATACGCGCAGCCCAGAAAAACACCAACGGGAGTTGCCGCAGTAGTACCCGCGTCCTTCTCAACCGTACCTGCTGCTACGAGCTTAACCAAATCACCATTAAAGATGTTGGTGTCGTAACCAGATGCGACTTTGAACTGACGAGTAGCACCAGCAAAACCCTGACCGCCGATCAAATTGATCGGTCGTAGCCCGTAAGGGGCGTCTACAGTTGGGAAAGCCATGATTTACTCCTAAAGTTAATCACCACGGCCAAAGCTAGTCTTCGACGACCGCTCCCGAAAGAGAGGCATTCTGGGATCATTATTGGCCATGAAGTTGTTGTCAACAGAATGCATTTGCGACTTCGTCATATTTTCGAAGTGTTCTTTGCGCTCTGATACCATTTCCGTGGGGGCTTTGCAAAGCATCAGTCCACCGACAACGATGTTGTCTTTGAACTTCTGGCTTTCGTCAACCAATAGAGTTACCTCGGGGCACTCTTTCTTGGTCACCGGCACCCAACCCTCACGAAGACGTGAGTGGACGTTACGAACGTCCTGTTGATTAAGCATGCTGAGTCGTACCCAACGAAATGAGAAGCCGTCCTTTGGGTTTGGAGTCGGTAGTATGCTGGGACGCTGCCATGCTTTTTTACGAACATTCAGGTCCCGCGTATCCGAGTCGCGGCTATTTCGGTTTTCAGCAGAAGTGTTATCTTCCGTCGTCTCAGTGGTGTTGCTCATTTTCGGTTATCTCCTAGCAGCGCCATCTGTTTGGCGTATTCTTCGAGTGGGACCCCAAGGCGTTTTGCAATAGCTGCGCCACTTTTTGTCACACGCAACTTCTTGGAGGAAGTTGAACGATCGACTGAAGCAACCACACTAGATGCGGACCTTTTAGGCTTACCCTCGGCTTCCCTACCAAGTTCAGAGGGGAAGGCTTTGCGCATACGAGAATCAAGTTCCTCGTAGTATTCATCAGATCGAGGGTCGTAACCCTCTTCAACCATTTCGGTATGACAGCCGTATGCGAATCCTCGCATCGCGGGCTTTTTGTCAAACCATTCATTTCGTTCCCGCCATTTTTGTGCTTTGGCATCAACAACTTGTTTAGATTGTGGTTGTTGTACATCACCCCTATCTTGTTGTAAAGATGTTTCTTGCTTTTGAGGTTGAGACTCTTCGGGTAATCGAATCGAGTCAACTCGCGCTTTTTTGTACCGAGCATCTGCCAACGCCTCTTCTGCTTTGACAATCTCTTCGGTGTTACCCGCGTCAAGAGCCTCGCTATACGCCTTACGAGCTGCTCCAATTTCAACTTCTATGACTCGGCGAGCCTGCTCGAGAAGCGCTTTGTTGGAGCGCCCCGTCCCTTCCCGTAGGTTGCGGTTTTCCTCTACAAGTCGTTGCGCATAGCTTGTCAGTTCATCTTGCTCACGAGACTTTGCTTCGGCAACACGCCGAGCATCGTGAACATTTTTAGTCAGCTCCCTAATGCGCGATTGTACTTTATCGCTGTATTCCGACATCTCCTCGTCGGTCGGCTCCTGATATTTAATGGGCTTCCGATCACGATCTTCTTCAGGGGTATCGTCAAGAATCTCAACACCGTCATCATCGTCATCCTGTTTGGAGGCAGGCTTTCTTTTTGGCTCGGAAAGAGCTTCTACATCATCATCGATTTCAACATCAGCGTTATCCCCATACGTGGCTTTGGCCGACGAAGGTTCAATGTCGATCGATGTGTCGTCGTCGTCAGGAAATTCAAATGTAACTTCTTTATATCCCATGGTCAGTCCCCTTACATAATGCTAGTGATAGCGGAATGGTCGTCAACAACGGCTTCTACCGTGTCGTCGTTTATCAGGCGATATTCCTGACCGGCCACTTTAAAGCGAGTGCCGCTATTGCCACGAAACATCACATAATCGCCAATCTTGCACCATGGGCCTTTTGGAAAGCGAGACAAATCGCTATATGCCTGATCTCCCATATCAAGAACAACACCTACCATAGAAAGTAAAGTCTCGTCTCTAAGCGTTTTGCTGGACTTTAAAAGCCCACTTTCGCCAAACGTTTCTACGACTTGAGGCATAACAATCAACAAGTGGTACCCGACGGGCTTGGGTATCATTTTTTCGAGAACGGCTTCCTCGATCTCTGCGGATATCACCGAAGACAAGGGTTTAATTTGGGATTCATTCATCACTATTGAGCCTTTTGTTGGCGAGGTCATTAATTGTTTGCTTTGCAGACTCCAGACCTCGGATGACGCCGCAAAGATTTTGGTACTCTTCAAAACTTTTAGCGCAGCCCCGTGCAAGGCTGTTTGATTTTGCTTCTATGGTTTTATCCAATTCATTACACACTGCTTCTACTAAATCCATTACTCATCCCCCGATCTCTGACCTTGATTGGGAGTAGGCCGAGAGTTTATAAATGTTTCCAGCAGGTCCAAATCAACTCGTCGGTCCAGCTCTTTGCGCTCGTTAGTCAACTGCTGACCTTTTAACGCAGCCTCTAAGTTAGTAGAGCGCCGGTCCTCGGCAATTTCTTCCAGTGCCAACTGCCCATCGACGGTATCCGCGCGTGCTTTGCGGTCCTGCTCTCGACGACGCACATCAAGGTCGCCCTGATCTTTCTTAGCCTTACGATCAACCTCCATGCGTTTAGTTTCTTCAGCTTGACGCTGCAACTGGAGATGGGGGTCTTGTTGTTGTTGCTGTGCTTGTTTCTGAGCCGCTTGCTGTTGATGCATCTGTGTCAGCATGGCACCGCCGTCGGCGATAAGACGTGATAGGTTTATTTCTATTGTCTCATCCAACTGCTCATCGGGTGGAGGTAGCGCAGCACCCAGAGCCTCTTCCATCTGGCGACGGTAGGAAAACCCAAGGTGTTCTGCGATGTGTGCCTGTAAGCCCGCCATAGCTTGTTGAGCCATCGGACTTTGCCCAATGGTCTGGGCAATCATCGGGTCCTGCATAAATGTCATGTGCGCTTTAATATGTGCTTCGTGGTCCTGATAGATAAACGCCTTCATCGGCTTACCGGTGAGCGCACCCATATTCTCACTCACAGGGTCGCGCGGCGTTGCGTCGTCAGGCAACTCAATAATCTTCTCGGCGTTTTTGATACCGATTGTTTCCAACATCTGACGATGCAACATCGGAAGATTATAAACTTGAGGCGCTTGAGCCGACATTTGCAGTGCTGTCTGGTACTGCACGATCCGCTGGGCCATCGTCGAACTATTTGGGTCCGAAACGGGTATCACTTCAACCATGCTGTAGTCAGATCGACGTGCGAACCGTTGAGACTCCCCGCCAGTAGGCGCATAGTCATACTCGCCCGGGGCGCTGGCGGCAATAAACATCTTTAAGAGTTTGAACTCTTGCTTCATCGAGTGATGAATGCGGGCCTGCACAGCACTCATCGGTTTTAGTACACGCTCAAGAATGGCCAGCGTGGTACCTACCGGCGCGTTAGCGCTCATATCTGACAAGTTCATGTCAGCCACACCGCCCAACCGTCGACCTTCGTTGGTGATGCGCTCAAGCAGAGCCATCAGGGTTTGGCTAGGCTCCCCGTAAGGCAGGGGCATCAAGTGATCTCTCAACGCACCGCTGGGCACATTCATGTCCCGCCACTCGCCGGGGCGTATGGGACTGTCGTCGTTAGTGGATGTGCGAAGCTCTCGAGATTTCAGACCCCCGGGGAGATTTGATAACGTACCCGCATCCACCAACTGACGGATGATCGACGTACCGGCCCGGGCGTAACCTCCTACTAAGTGGATCAGACCCAAACCGTAAAACCCAAAGCCCGGGACATACGAGTAATGCACAAGATGCTGCTGGCAGCGATAGTTGGGGTCACCCTCTCGCCAGTTTCGACGAAGCCCAAGCACTTCCTCGCTGCTCTTATCGATGGTTAGCACGTAAGGGCGCGATAATCCTTCGAGAGCTTCCGGTAACCCTTCGATAGTGAGGTTCACGTTCATCTCGAGGACTGCACGACGACCCTCGGTGTTGAGATTCAGACTATATCCGTCTTCTTCGGCTTTCTTTTCAAGAATCTCACTAACGTCACTTTCAAACCGGTCAGCTTCGCCAATATCAACGTCACGATAAAACCCTTTGGCCTGCAACTTCTCAATGTGGTCGTCGGTCATGCGCATCAAATGCGTCACACGAGGACTGTGCTCGATCACCGTTTCGCCGTAAGGTACGATCACATCTTCCGCGGCAAGGTAGAGACTGACCTGTCGACCGAACACCGGATCATCATAAATCTTCTTAAACGCGGACCCTGTCAACCCCAAGGACCACAACAACCGCTCATGCTCGGGGCGATACTCTGTCATTACTTCCGTGAGCTGGTAGTTCATGTCCTCGCGGACACGCTCGGCGGCCTGCTTCTTGATCGCCGTCTCTTCACCCAACACTTTGGTCTTAACCGGCCCGCTGGCGGGGAACACCTCACTCATGGTCTCGGCTTGGAACCGCACCGCAGCTTCTGTTAGCACCGTAGAGTGCACACCACAGGCATCCTCCCAAGGCTCAGACAACTGCTCGTATCGCAGTCCCAGCACGTCCATGCCTTCTACAAAAATCTCGGCCCACTCGCTTCGTGACTGCAAGTCTTCCCGGTACAGGTCTAACTGATCAGTGGCCAGCTCGGTTAGGGTTTCTTCGTCAAGGTATTCGGCGAGGTTTGCGTCGAATGGTGCGTTATTTATCTCATCAAGAGCAATCGCTTCCAAATCAAATTCAATAGAACCGTCTTCACCCTCGATCATTATCAGACCGTCCAGCGGGTTCTCGCCCAACATGTCGTCGATACTCATCTCGATAGGATTAATGTCGACCTCTATTTCGGACATATTATCGTCGCGTTCTATTGCCATCAGTAATACCTACTCCGACCCCGCTTTGACGCGCCTCTAAACAGATCAGGTGGGTCATCCTCATCCGATGGCAATGTTATGAACCCTCCCGCACGGAACCGCATCAACGCCATTACCCCGGAGTCCACTTGGTCATCATGCTCCCCAAACGGGAACGCCGCAAATTCTTCGATCAAGTCTTCAGCCCAACGTGTTTGAGGTGCCCAGACCATGCCCGACGATAATATATCGCTTACCGAGTTGAGTCGAGCCACTTTATCCCCGGTCCCTCGATGCGGCGTGTACTCCTGCACAGGTATACCCATGCGCCTCATCTCTTGATAGATGGCCACCCCCGCAGATTTTTTCTCCACGATGAGGCTGTCGGGCTTGTAATAATTGTATTCTTGCATAACTTTGTGTTTTAACTCGGGGAACTCGAAGCGCTCTTTTATTGCGTTAATAAGTATTAAGTGGCTCTCACCTTCCTCCTCGTTATAAAACACACCCCACGTCGTGAGCGATGTGAAGTCGGCACGGTTATGTTTCTCTGCGGCGGCGTCCAACGACATGATTAAAAACTCACACTTGGGAGGCTCGTCCTGCATCCACCGACGCCACCACGTACGCTTAACCAGTGCGGCCTCTTCCGAGGTGGGTTTTTGCATGAACTGCGCGTTCCACTGAAACACCGGCATCGATGCTTTTGTACGCTTGAGTGCCGCAAGATCAAAGAACTCAGGCCACAGGGCCTTCTCGACAATGTTACCTTCATCATCGGTCCCTTCCAGTATGACCGGGAACTCAAACACCTCGAACTGATCAGCCTCGGGGTCCCGGGTCATGTCGGCAACGAGCCTTCCTATGAGATCACTCTGATGCCATCGGGTTCCCACGACCGCAACTTTACCGCCGCTCATCAGACGTGTTCGCGCACCGAACGTATACCACTGGTAGGCTTTCTGGAACACCTCGAAGTTCCCCGCCAGTATGTCTTGTTCGGAGTGAGGATCATCAATTAATAACAAGTGGGCACCACGACCGGCCAGAGCCGACCCAACTCCACAGGCATAGAATTCGCCGCCCTGCACGGTGTTCCAACGTCCAGCACTCTTGGAGTCGGCGGCCAAGAACACACCCGGGAATATCTCTTGAAACTCCTGACTGTCCAGAATGTTTCGTATCTTACGACCGAAGTCGACCGCTAGCTCCGAGGTGTGGGACACCAATATGATCTTGTGGTTCGGGTTTCTCCCTAGGTACCACGCACAGAAAAATAACGACACTAACTGACTCTTACCGTGTCGGGGAGCCACGCTGACGGTTATGCGGTCTTTATCTCCACGCTCGATCGCTTCCAGCAGGGCTGCTAGACGCTTGTGATGTGACCCCACCTTGTAGTCAGCCATCATGTGTATGGCAAAGGCTATGAGATTTTCCCGGGCCTTTGTTACATGCTCGCGACGTTGCACCTCGGCAACCATCTCTTCTATTTCCTTGACCTCGTCGTCATCGAACTTATCAAGATGTTTTAGAAGAAACTCCAACTCACTGCGCTGGAACAAACTGTCGGTGTGAATAGCAGACCCAGACTGCAACGCGTTGGGCAGTGGACCTTTCATGTGGGGATTCGTGATGACCGGCACTGCCATACTTAGGTGTCGTCGCTTGTGGCTACGGGAGTGTCTTCTACAACGGTAAACTCAGCATCGACGGCGTTGTCTCGCAATTGCTCTAACTTATGGCGAAGTTTTGCGCGTAAATCATCAGCCGACGAGTCCTCGTAAGTGATAACCCTCTTCTCAACAAATAATCCCACATCGGAAATTTTACCCAGCAGCTCCAATGCCTTCATGCGAATTCGAGCATCTTTGTTCTCGGACTCCAAGATCAACTTGTTGGTGACCATGTGCCTTATTCGCATGGAATCTTTAACGACGGCGTGTCCAAACTTGTCCAGAGTGTCGCTGACCAGCAGTAAGGTTGCTGGGGTTAACGTCGCGGCGCGTTCAGCACTGACGGCTTTGGATGTCTCAAACGGGTCTTCAGCATAAGAGGCGGTCAGCTTGGAGGCAATGGCTTCATCCTCACTGTCAGGCTCGTTGATGTCCAAACCCAGAGCGTTCAACGTAAATAAGGTCTCGCACAGAGCCGCGGCTCGAGCACGCAGGTCCATAAGGTCCTTTTCGCCCGACTTGGCACGCTTCGCGCGTTTGGTTTGCATAATGCCCATTTCAGGCAGTATGCGCGCCGCGGCCTCGAAGGACGGTATCCCTATATCGTGTGACGGTGTATGCATCATAAGCGCTATATATCGCGTTTCGCCGAAAACAACAAGTTTAGCACTGTGATTGAGTGGAGCGAGTGGGTGAGTTGTAAAATTTTGAAAAAAAATTTAAGGCCTGTGTGCGATTTAGAAGGTGGGGGTCTCCCTGTGTGTAAAATGTTGGGGATGTGGGATGGGTTTTAGAGGGTACTGTTTTTTAAAAAATTAAAATACGTTCAACGTTTGTGTGGAATAGTACTCCTACAGCCGCGCGCGAAAACTGTACAGAACTTGGCCCCACACCCCGGTGGGTTTCCCAGCGGCCAGAATCGGCGAACACCTACCCGCTCCGCTCAGCCACAGCGCACAAGTAACACACAATAACAGCGCTCAAATATAAAACGTTTTATATTACAGAATACAACACATCTTTCTAATCTATGGCATTCTGTAATTGTTCTCGGGGCAATGATGCAACGGGAATTCATTTAAACATGTACCTATTGGAGCAACACATTATGTCTAAAGTAATTATGGTTAACGGCCTAGCGTTCCACGGCTTTACATCACAAGCATCCGCGTCATCTATTACAATGAACTTAGCTAAGGGTGAAACAGGAGCGGTAGCAGAATCGGTAGGCTTTCGCGATCTGTTTAAAACAGGCTATCGTGCGGAGCATGCCAGTAAACCTAACAAGGATAAAGCAACCGAGGTAGTCGCTATCGGTCGCCGTAAGCTACAGCGTCTCGACGTATGGTGCGATATGGCGACGGTAACATTCTTGCGCTATATCTTGTCAGACCACGGGCAGTCAAAGGATGCTGAGATTACCATTGAGGATGCTAAATTGTTCTTCGATGAAATGGAGGCGGGTCGCGGTAATCGGTCGGAGCGCTGGACACAAATCAGCAAATGGCTTGCGCCCCGGATTGCTTATGTCCGTAACGCGTTATCAGCGCTTGAACTGTCAGATGGCAAGTCGTCATCCACCCGAGCGGTTAAGTCTGCCAAGTCGCCCGAAGACAGAGTTAAAAACTGGATGTGGTCTATTATCAAAACCTATCAAGGTGCGACTGAACCTAGCAATGAGCTGAAGTATGCAAACTCTTGCGCACTCCAATGGTGTAACGAGACTAATAACATACTGCCAGTAAAAGACTCTGACAAGTAAGTAGTACCTAGTACGTAGGGCGGCCCGCAAGGGTCGCCTTTTTTTTCGTCTGCAATTTGTGCTTGGTTCTCACAGCTTCTCACATCCTCACATCCCTGCGATCTTTCAGACCGTGGGGTTGATACC